ACATTTTCTTAAATTTATTTTTCACATTTTCCAAATTCAGCACCTGAAAATAATATATAATTTTCTAAATTACACTTTTTTGTTTTGTTATTTTTACATCTTTTGCATTTACTTATTTGTCTAAGTAATTTTCTTTCTGTTTTATTTGACATTTTGTATGGTTTGTTTTTTAATTGGGCGTTTATTTGTTTTTTAACTTCTTTATTATTCATTTCTAAACTTTTTTTACACGATTTACATTTCAAAGATTTTATATAAACAGAACACTCTTTTTTATAATGTTTATTCATCACTTCTAAATATTTCTTTTGGGTATGGTTACCGGTTTTTACTGAACCAACTCCAGTATAACAAATATTATTATTCATAATTATAATATTATATCATATTATAAAGTTGTAAAAAAACAATAAAATTCTTTATACAATTTTATTGTTTATGTAATTCTCTTGCTAGGAATTCCAGCGTCTACGATATAAATCGAATTCTCGGTCATAATAATATATTCTTGTCCAGTTTTAAAGATCTTGGCAACTGGACTAGTATATTCCTCTTCGGATTTCACTAATAATTTTTCCTTAGTATCTTTGACGCCAATAAGAACTTTCTTTTCTAGCGAATTTGTCCAATAATCTAGTAGAATTGGCTTATCTTCTACGATTGATAACTTTGAAGCATGTTGTAAGGTTACGTCACTTGGTAAACGAAAACCGGGAATAGAGTCAGGAGTATTTTGTGCGGCACTCATATTATTTTTATAATAAATATAAAATATATTTAAACACCGCTTTAAATACTTATTTCATGAAATTTATATATTCCTTATTTTCCTAAAAGATGCGATTTTAAACGTACTTATTCCTAAATATAAAATATTTTGATTTACTCAAAATACAGATTTAGGGGTTAATATGAGAATTAGTAATAAATATAGTGGTTTCGTTTACTATGATTTAATTAAAGTTAAAATTTGTCTAATTGATTGACCAAAATATAATTAACTATAATTTATAAAATTGTTAATATATATATATGTCTTATTATACGGATTCTAATGGAATTTATTACAGTTTAGATAATGAAAATAGTACTGCTTCGGTAGTTAATAATAGTTCGTATAGTAGTCTTACAACTGCTAATATTTTGGGGTCATTTACTACAAATGATGTTACATATATTGTTACATCAATTGGAGAATCTGCATTTTCAGGTTGTACAGGTTTAACCTCTATTACTATACCCGATGGTGTTACAACAATTGGCGATTATGCATTTGAGAACTGTACAGGCTTAACCTCTATTACTATACCAAATAGTGTTACATCTATTGGACCTAATGCGTTTGCGGGTTGTACTGGTTTAATTACTACACCATCTATTACGAATTTCTCTATTCCTACAAAAACATACGGGAATTCCCCTTTTTTAATAATCGATCCGAGTTCGAACAGTTTGGGCGAGTTCAATTATACAAGTTCAAATACTTCAGTAGCAACCATTTCTGGAAAAACAATTACTATTGTTGGAGCAGGTAGTTCTACAATTACGGCTACTCAGGCAGAAACCGCAAATAATGCTTCCGGAATAATTACTACTTCATTCACCGTTTTAGAAAATACAGAAGTAAATCCAGCAGACATTACTAATGCAACTGAGTTAATTTATGCATTAACTACATATGCCACATATTGTAATATAACAACAGATATAGACGTAAATCAAGAGTTAAATCCGATAAGTGAAAAAATATTATTTAATAAAACCTCAAATGATGTTATTATAACTTATACTAATTTATAAATCTAATACAGTTTACTATGTGGAAGAAGAAATCTGCGAATAATATTCCATTGTCAGTAAAATATTCTTTTTCCGAATTTTTTTATTTTTGATTTTGATATTCGGTGTTTCATTCACTACTCGAATATTCATATATTCCTCAAATAATATTTGTTTTATAAAGTCAAATACGACTCGAAGAATCCTCTCGCTACAATTTCCGACGATCAATACACTTCCAGTTCGAAATATCATAAACGAAATCTCACTATATTTATTCGTATCAATTAACTCACTCATTTTCATTTTTCGGTCTTCAATCAATATCTGTCCTTTTTGTTTTTGTCCTTCTAGTATCGTATGATTATAATAGAACTTACATTTTACGCCGGGGTAGCTACAAGGATCATATGCGGATTCTATCCCATATTTTTCACTTCGAAGAATCGTATGTAGTCGTTCTCTATGAATATAGAATCCGCAATTAAAATTCGAATTAATCAGGACATTATCTTCTTTATTGTATTCGACAAACTCTAATGGTGTATCAATATGAGGTTGTAAATATTCTAATACCATTCGTTTTACAGTATCTAATAAATCCGAGTTTAGGATACCAGGAATCTCGAGTTTCCCCGTATTAAATACCTTGACGTGAATTTCTTTAAATTCGTCGATAGAATCTCCTGGATTCGTATTTCTGAAACGTACTATCATAGCGAAACAATTATAAAATGCATTTTTAACTTTTCCTCTGCAGTTCATAATATCTTTTTTTGATAGTCCAATTGTAATCTTCCTCTCGTCTTTAAATCGAATCCTTCTTGCAGTAGGATTATCGATTTGTTTTATGATATGTTCGGAATAATATGGTATAGACGTTAATCTCTCATTATATTCCTCGTATTCCTCTTTTGTTTTACTCACGATCTTCATTTGTTTTTTTAATATACATTCTTTTTGAACCGAATATTCCGTAATTGGAATTAACCAGAAAATACGATGAATGTCGATCGGTTGATTTAAATACAGAACTTTGGTTTTCGTAGAAATATATAGTTCTTGACATTCTGGAACTGAAATATCCGAATCGATATACTGCGGTTCAATATTAGTCTCGGGTTTCTTTATAGATTGTTGAAATCCAGTATCGGATTCAATAAACTGTTTATTTAAGAATGTTTTCCATTCGTCATCGATTGAATCAGACATTCTTTATATCTATTTTAAAAAAGAGTTATATATTTTACCCTTGTTTCTTTAAATAGATTCAATTTTATCATTTATCTTTGAACGGATACTATGATAAAAATAAGATAATAAATGCATAATATCCGTATCTTTCGTATGTATAACGGTTTCAATAATATCTAGTAGATCAGTAGTAATATTCGCAGGATATTTCTTTATAATATATTGTGAGTAGCCAATAATAATGGATAGTTTATCTTTATTAAATATTTCACTTATTCCAAATATAAAGACAATGATTTGAGAGATTAAAGTATCTGAAAGAACCATCGAATGTATTTTTTCATAAATTTCGTCTGTAATGATTATATTATTCCAATCTCCAATATTTTGATGTAATTGTATAAAATTAATCATACTACGAATATCTGATTGATATAGCTGTTGTATTTTTGAAATAATATTATCCGATAAATCCAAGTTTTCGGAATCGGCTACTTTTTTTAAGAATTGATGAATATAGAAAACGGGTAATTGATTAAATCGAATTGATATAAACTCGGTTTTGAGAGATTCATCGATTTTAGAAATATAATTACAAATTAGACAGAATCTTACATTTTGTCCACACGTTTGAAGTAAATATTTTAATGCTTGTTGGGCGTTTTTCGTCATATAATCTACCTCATCTAGAATAACGAATTTTAATCCAGAATCGAATAAATTATTTGTTTTTACAAATTGATATATCTGATTTCGAATAATATCGATACCTCTCTCATCGGATGCGTTCAAATGGATAATTGTTCCGCGACTTACTTGATTGTATTGTGTTTGATAAGAATGTATTAGATTAATAATAGTCGTTGTTTTGCCAGTTCCAGGTGGACCATAGAATATTAAGTTCGGGAAATAATTCGTCTTTAGCATATTTTGGAAAATCTGGCGATTCGTAGAATCTAGGACAATATCTTCAAAATTAGATGGCCTATACTTTTCTACCCAAGGAATAGCCATTTATATATTATACTCGAAATTATTATATATATTTATTAATAAATATATATAATATATAATGCCTGTAGCTGGTTCAGAAGTTTATTGCAAAGCTGCGAATAAAAATAAAGATTTGATTTCAGAAGCTGAAAAGAGAATAAGAGATCAGCAATCAGATATTAAAAGGATAGAATTAGAAATAAAACAACGAAAACGTGATATTAAACATCAAGAGCTTAACTGTGAAGCATGGGTTAAGATTGATGAAACAATTCCACTTCAAACAAACGCATTTGATTTTAACAAAATAACTGGTGGAAAATCTCGCCGAAAAAAGTCTAGAAAGTGTAGAAAGTCTAGAAAGTCTAGAAAGTCTAGACGCCATTAAACATATTTTACTATGTAAACCAAACTTTAGGATGAGTATTTACAAATATTATAATGTTTATTATAATATATGTTATAATATACATTATATATATTATGAATAATGATGTTGGTACTAATACCATTATGCCAGAAACATTACCCTATTTACAAAAAGGGTCTAATTTTAAATTAAAAGATAAACGTCAAAAAACAGCAATTGAAAGATTTATAACTTGCGGATTTAAAGAATGGGGAATTTTATTATTGCATAAAGTTGGAACAGGAAAAACAATTACTTCTCTATTAATTGCAATGAATACTTTACATAAGTTAGAAAATACAAATATTGAAATTGTATGTATTGGTCCTCGTGGTCTTTTTGGTAATTTTACCGATGATTTTTGTAAAATAACAAAATTAAATAGCGAATGTCCAAAAACGTATGTTTGTAATAATGGTTGTCCGGATACGTTTAAAGATAAAAATGTACTTTTATTTGACTATAATTACGATGATTTAATTCGTGATGTAAATAATAAAACGATTCCTTCTGATTTATTTAGTGACAATCGAATTGTAATATTGGATGAAGCACATCGGCTATTGACTGATACAATTTTTAATTCGATAGAAGCAAGTAATGCTATGAAAAAACATTCATTAATAACCGACCAGTATTTTTTAAATTCAGTCTATAAATGTAAACACGCTATATTATTAACAGGAACTCCTTTGCAAAAATCATCTGCAGACCTTTGTTTATTCAGTAACTTTTTAACAAAAACTAATAATTTTACAATAGAAGAATATTCTTCGAGAGACATTCACGAATCGACATTATTATTGGTGTCGCGACATTGGAATGTTATAGCTAGCGTTCTGGCTCTCGGTATTAATATTGCGTTTAACGATTATGTTAAAAGATATTCTTGGACTATACCAATTATTCTTGAGGTATTTATTGCAACTTACATACAAAAATATCTTCAGGAAGAGTCATCCCAAAAAGGATTTTCAGGAGGTTCGGGATTATTAGATTTTTTTGGAAATCCAGTTGTAAAGTTAGGTGTAAAGTTAGGAATTGGATTAACAGTTGACCCAATTAAATCAGATATAAATCTAATTATAAATGATCTTGAATCTCCAGTCTATGATATGAAAAAATTAGCAAATGATATGTCATCATTTATAACTGTATATGATTATGAATTACAAGATTCGGATTGTATAACTAAACAATCATTAGATTTATTAATTAATTTTCCAGAATTATATGTATTAAATATAAATTTTGAATATTCAAAAGAACAACTTGAACTTCAATATAAATCAATTATACGACCATATGAGATGACATTTTTAGAAAAATCATGGT